TACTTTAAAGATCGTAGTACAGCAGAGCGTAATGCTCACTCTCTTGCATCAACTAAGTCATCACAGCCTTGGGATAAAGGCGTAAACGGTGAGTGGTTTAAGTTAGCCCATGAACAAGCAATACAAGTATTAAAGGATACAACAGATGAAAGCTAGAGAGGAACTACTAAAAGAGATTGGTGAGTTGAAGAAAGAAGTAGAGTATTGGAAACAACAAGCCTATACTATACAAGAGCGTAGCAAAAAGTTAAAAGCTGAATTATCTTTATGGAAAGGTACAGCACCGTGAACAACTATGTATATACAGCAATCGGACTTGTAGTCTTTTATGTAGGACTAAAAATGTTTAGTGGTGGTATGAAATCTATGGGCAACATAGACCACTTGACTTGGTTCTTAGGCAACCCAATCTATATGTTCTTTGGGTCAATCATTATGACACTGGCGTGGCAGAGTAGTAGCCTTAGTACTACAGCAATCATTGCCTTGGTTGCATCAGGTGTACTACCTTTACCTGCTGCTGTGGCTGCTGTGCTTGGGGCTAACATAGGTACAACAGGTACGATCTGGTTGGCAGGGCTTCTAGTATCTGACGGTATGCCAAGGGGTGACACGCTACGTATAGCCATGATACACACTGGCGTTAATCTTTTGATGGCTATAAGTCTGCTGCCATTTGTAAATCACATAGCTAAGTATGTTGGGAGAGTAGGATGATTAAAGTAACATACATAGACCACATGGGCAGTGACCTGTCTGTAGTAAATGCAGCACGTGTTAGCTTTGGTAAGAAGAGTGAGGCACTTGGTACATCAGGCATAGTGGGTGAGCCTATGACCCCTATACTCAATGACCCTGATAAGAGGTTAATCAATTACCTAGCCAAGCATAAACACATGTCACCATTCGGCCATGCCTTTGCCAGCTTTCATGTCAAGGCTCCTGTCTTTGTAGCTAGACAACTAGTCAAGCACAAGTTCCTACGATGGAATGAGATTAGTCGTAGGTATGTGGATGATGAACCTGAGTTCTATGTGCCTGATCAGTGGCGTGAACGTAGTGCTGATAAAAAACAAGGATCATCTGACACAGTTGTAGAGTTTCTTCGTATGCAGGGATTTGGAGAACAATCAGTACACGATGGGTCTTTTAAACATCAGATGCATAGCCTTGATTTATATCGTGACATGGTGACAGCAGGAGTATGCCCAGAACAAGCACGTATGGTGTTGCCACAAAGCACCATGACTGAGTGGTATTGGTCAGGTAGTCTTGACGCCTTTGCTGATATGTGCAACCTACGGTGCAAGGAAGATACACAGTTAGAAACTAGGCTAGTAGCTAATCAGATATGCGACAGTATGCATAAGCTATTTCCTTTGTCTTGGAAAGCATTAAGAGGATTATACGGATGACTAAACGCATACCCATGAAGGGTGGCGATGAGTATGATGGTCTTACTAAATCACGTAAGTTTCATCTGTGGAAAGCTGGGCAGTTAAAAAAGATTAAACGTGCTTACAATAAAAGGTTTCGTAAATACAGCAAGGAGATAAAAGATGAGTGAATACGTCAACAAAGAAATTAAAATTACAGAAGTAGAAGAGCATGAGGATGGTAGTGCTACCTTACAAGTAGAGTGTGACCCTAAGACATTCGCAGCTATATTTAACGTAGGCTTTGTATCGTTAATACGTAAAGGATTAGAGTCAGAAAACAAGGATGAACTATAATGATGGAGCTATCGCTCATAAGAACCCTACACGATCAGGAGTTCTATGAAGATCACAAGGGTATCAAATGCCCTGACAAACTATTTACTAAAGATGTACGTAAGATTAAGCGTGTCTTAGATAACGCTATGGATAAGTATGATCGCACTATATCTACCTCTGAGTTAGAAGCTTTGTTCTTCTCTGAGTATAGCACCATGACTACAGCCAACAAGGTTTTGTATGAGGCTCTGTTCTCCAAGTTACGCAAAGAGGTTCCCATGTCTAGGGACGTAGCTTCTGATGTACTGTCTAGGATGTTTAGGCAGCACGTAGGGGAGCAAGTAGCTAACTTAGGGTTTGACTACGTTAACGGTAAGCTTACGTCCCTTGAGCCACTACGCCAAGTGCTAGAGGCACATGAGGATAACTTCATGCCTAACATGAATGTTGAGTGGGCTGACATTGACATAGACACCATCCTTGAGGCTGGTACTAAACAGTCACAGTGGAAGTGGAACATACCTAGTCTCGCTGGGCGCATAGAAGGAATTAGTAGTGGACACTTTATCATTGTAGGTGCTAGGCCCAACACAGGTAAGACAAGCTTCCATGCGTCCACTATTGCCTCACCTAGTGGATTTGCAGAGCAGGGTGCTAAGTGTATGGTGTTGTGTAATGAGGAAGAGTATGTACGTGTAGCTGAACGCTACTTGTGCGCTGCTGCCAGTATGGATACAGATGAGATCAAGTCTAACTATGCGTTAGCTGCAGCTAGGTACAAGAAGGTGCGTGAGAAAATCAGCATGTTTGATAGCACAGGTAAAGACTTAGGTTGGGTAGAGAACATCATTAAGCATAGCAAGCCAGACATAGTTGTACTTGACATGGGTGATAAGTTTGCTGTAAAGAGCAGTGACAAATCAGACGTGTACCTCAAGGCTGCTGCTATTCATGCTCGTAACATAGCGAAGAAGTATAACTGTGCTATCATATGGATGAGTCAGTTGTCTGCTGATGCACAAGATAAAGTATACCTTGATCAGTCTATGCTGGAAGGTAGTAAGACAGGCAAGGCAGCAGAGGCAGACCTCATGTTGTTGATAGCTAAGAACCAAGTTACTGAGGGTGATGACGATGACAACCAGCGACACATCAATGTAGCTAAGAATAAATTAAAAGGTGGATGGCATGGGGTTGTCCATTGTGAGTTAGATGGGGGCAGGTCACAGTACCTAGCCTAATGAAAGGACTACAATGCGGTTTGTATTAGATGTTGAGAATACAACACAGAAGAGGAACAACAAGTTATTCCTAGACCCTTGGGAGCCTGACAACTTCTTAGTTAATGTGGGTGTACGTGATGTGGATGATGGAGATGAGACACAAACGTTTGATCTTCAGCATAAAGAATACGTTGATCAGTCAGGAATTGAAGCTAGACGTATACAGAAGATATTAGATCACACTACCATGCTCATCATGCACAACGCACAGCATGACTTGGCTTGGCTGTGGGAGTGTGGCTTTAAGTATGATGGGCCTATATGGGACACCATGTTAGCTGAAAGTATATTACTCAGAGGAAACAACCTAGAGATCACACCCAATGGCGTAGCTAAAAAGATATCTATGTCTCTAGGTAACACAGCTATCCGTAGAAACCTTGAGTTCCAAAAGGATGACACCCTAAAGAAGTACTTCAAGGATGGGTACAATACAGATGAGATACCATTATCAGAATTGACTTTTTATCTTGAGGCTGATTGCAACACCACTGCTGAACTGTTTCACGCACAGGTTGCAGACTTTTCTGCGCCTGAGTCAGCAAGCCTTATCAAAGTGAGAGATATTACATTCAATGTATGTAAGCTACTCACCCGTATGAAGCAGACAGGTATGAAGGTAGATCGTAAGGCTCTTGATGCAGTGCGTAAAGAGTACGAAGAAGCCGTATGAAGCAGACAGGTATGAAGGTAGATCGTAAGGCTCTTGATGCAGTGCGTAAAGAGTACGAAGAAGAGAGGGGTGCTATACAATCACGCTTACAGATGCAGGTACGTGAGGTTATGGGTGACACACCTGTTAACTTGAACAGTCCAGAGCAGATGTCTCAGGTAATCTTTAGTCGTAAGCCTCACTCAAAAGATGATTGGCCTAATCTATTTGATAACTGCAAGAAGTTAAGCGAACTAAAGGAAATAATCAATGCTAACAGTGATCTTCTGTATCGCACTGAGGCGTTCACTTGTCCCACTTGTGAAGGTAATGCAGAAACGTACAAAGTAAAGAAAGATGGGAGTAAGTATGCAAGACCCAACAAATGTAAGGACTGTGATGCCAGAGGATATCAACTTAAAAAGCAATCTCGTATGGCTGGGTTTGGGTTCTTCCCTCCTAATGCTTCTTGGGTTAGTGCTAGTGGCTTCTCTACAGGAAAAGACGTACTAGATATTCTTAG